TGGGAAGATTGCTGTCTCACATGCTTTCTCTTGATACAGAGATGCCGTAATGCTACTCAATTGTCTCTCCTTCATCCACTGTTTAGCCTCTAGTTCCAAGTCCATTTAGTTTCTCCAAGTTCTTAAAGTACGCAGCCTCCCATCCACGTTGCCACTCCCGATAAGGAGTGGTATTTTTCTTCATGGGGTTTGCTACCTGACGATAGCGAGTGCCAAAACGAGGGCTACGAAACTCTTCTGCTCTGCCAAAAGCTTTGAAGCCAGCAGCAAAGTTATCAGCTAGGCTCTTGTTCATTTGCTTTCTCCTTGAAGGCTTTGATTACATCGGAAGAGAACAGCTTCTGTAGGTTTAGCAGGTACAGGCGAGACGCTTTGTTGTCACCACCCGACACACTCTTCTTGTAATCTAAGTTGTCGATGATGCGCTTGAGTGAGTTCGTGTCGAATACCAGTGTGGCAAACACTTCATCACCAATACACAGGTTGTGGAACCAGTAGTCAGACTCCGTAGCTGCGATGCCGCTGGGCTTGCCGTAGGACTCGTACTCAATGGCAATGTTGCCTGTACGCATCCACATATCACGCTCTGACTTGACTTCAATCTTCTTGTCTTGAAGCATGTCAGCTACCATCTGCTCACGTACCTTTCCATACGATAGGTCAATGTCGAACTTCTTGCGGTCTTTAGTTGCCGGTTCCATGTTCTGCATCTTACTCTCCTTCAGGCCAGTTATTGAGAATTGCTAGTCGGTCTTCGTGGACAGCCATCTTGTCCATCTCTCCTTGAATGGCTTCCATGATATCAGAATGCTCACCGATACCTGCAGGGTTCTTGAAGTATGCCTCAATATTCATCATGTGTAAATGAACATTTGCTTGGGCATGGTTCTTCAAGACATTAATCATCTTTTCCTTCATTCTCTTTCTCCTTTTCTCTCATCTTCATCCACTCTTCGTACTGCGGGTGATGGCGGGGAGGATTATATTGCACCCATCCCTCACCACGTTTCCATGCTAAACTACTCTGCTTCTTTTGTCGAGTCTTTTTTTCCATGTAGATACCTTGGCGGCTCCTTGAAGTTAACAAATCTGCTGAGTAATCTAGCTAGTATTTCAGCTATCTTATCCATTATGCTGCCGCAATGTCAACTATTTCGCAAACACCTGCCGTACAGGCCAACTCTCGTCCGCCTGATGTAGTGTCTTCCTTCTCGTACTCACGAAGCAAGTCCCAATTTACTTTCTTGGGCATCTGTTCCAGCATTGCTCCATACTCTTCAACGGTGCAGTCCTGATACGGTGCTTGCTTATAGGTATGCTCACTGAATGGCAGGAAGCTGATGCCTGACACTTCATCGAAGTGGTCATACACCCAAGAGCCTACCTCCATCCACTCGTCTTCTTTCACAGAGATGGTGACGGACGGCTTGTGTTCACACCAGTGACGCTGGTACATAAGCCACAGTTCAAGCTGTTCAATGGCCGACATATCAAACCGGGTGACTGCACCATGTGGTGACTTCATTGGGAAGCTGAACACTGTAGTGCTATCTGGCTTCATCACATCCGGCTCTGCAGGGATACCTTCAGAGACAAGGAACTGCGTGATAGGGTCTTTGTTGTCGCCACGTACCGTGCGAATGTAGTATGGGTTGTGACGAGCATGGATGCCAGAGGCACTGTCTACAAGCTGTGAGACTGTGCCTGACGGCTTCACACAGGTGATGGCTGCTGACTGTGGGACACCAAGCTGTTCCGCCATAGCGGCGTTAGTAACAATAGCTTGCTCCTTCAGTGCGTTCAGCGTAGCACCAATGTTCATGCCAAGGTGGGCTGATTTACCAGACATCATGGCGTTGTCCATAATACCTGTCAGTGATACACCCAGCAGCCGTTCCTCTTCTGTGTTCTTCTTCCACACATTGCGCAGATACTTGAAGTTAGTCAATGTGGATTGGAACGTGCCAAGGATGGTAGCCAAACGAACTTTTTCAGTTAGTGTCTGTTGTGTGTCAGACGACCGGACAACAACCTCAGACAGATTACAGAACTGATATGGACGCAAGATGATTTCACTACATGGGTTGCATCCAAAGTCTTGTTCTGCATCGCGGCGTCCGTTGAGTGACGCTTGCTTCTGCGCTGCCTGACGGTTGAAGATACCACGCTCACCAGACTTGCTCTCGTACAGGGACACCCACTCACGCATGAATGTACCCATCTCTGGCTTACCTTTGTAGGCAACGCTGTTGTTCGCAAGCGCACGTTGCCCCTCGTTTTCCCACCATTGACCTGACTTGGCATGACGCATCTGGTCATCGTTCAGGTTGGACAGGCTGATAAGTGCGCTGCGGCGTACACCGCCGACAACAACCACCTCACCAATCTTGCACATCAGGTCGTGGCATTCGATAGGAAACAGCCTACGGCCTGACGCTTTCTTGAACATCTCCACAGTAAACTGGAAGAGTTCCTCCAGTGGGGCTGGGCCACTCGCACGACCACCGAAAGTCTTGAGACGTGCGCCAGCAGGACGAACCTCTGACGTGTCCCATTGTGGTACTTGCCCTGCGTACAGTAGCGAGATGAGTTCCCGCAGGGATTTGGCCCAGCCCGGACGTGAGTCGCCAACCTTGATGACAGTATCTGTGTCATGCATGTCTTCGTTGACGACAGGCAGCTTCTCTGTGTGGTGACGCTCGACAGAGAAGCCTACACCAGTGCCGCACATGAGGATATACATTGTCTCGTCAAAGGCACGAGGACTATCCACAGGAACGTAGGAGCAGTTGTAACCACCCACATGGCAACGGTCCAATGCGGGTCCAGCGGTCATCAATGCTCTCATGCTTGGCATGATGTCTTGGTTAAGCACAGCAACCTCAAGTTCACCGCGCAGGTCATCCGGCATGGTGTAGTTATGCTTCTCCTCAAGGTGCTTGCTCATGTAATCAAAGTATCGCTCGACTGTTTCCATCCAAGTCTCACGACGCTGTTCATCTTCCTTCCACCGGGCGTACCGGGAAAGTGCGATAAAGTTCTGGTAGTCTGTAGGTAGATAATTGTTCATTGCGTCACTCCGTTAGCGTCTTAATATGTCGTATGTCGGCACCGTCTACATCGTAGAAGTATTCGCGGATACCATCCTCAATCTCCGTGCCGACATCCTCGTCGGCAGGGATTGGGTATTCATCTGGGTCGATATCTATCGTGATGAAGACTTTAACTTTCATCGTAGCATCCCTCGACCTCCTCAATCAGCTTGGCTAGATACCACTGCGCTTTCTTGAGGTCTTCTGTACCATTCTTGTAGCGATAACGCCACAGGTACTTCATAATGTTGCCCTGAAGGTAATGCTCATACCCATCACCAGTAGCAGCGGCAATGGCATCAATACATTCAATGCCTGTCTTGTTATAGTGCGGGGGACTGTTGACCATATCAACATTCCCATATGCTTCTTTACCAGCCTGCTCTAGTTCAGCAGCTTTCTTCCTCATAAACACTTCGTGTCGCATCATGCACTCCCTTTCGTCTTGCTAGAGAAGTCTAGTCGTATCACGTTACCATCCTCTTGGGTGATAGTGATTTGCTCATCGTCTTCTTCTAACACATCCTCTGGTTCGTTGTCAACAACTTCCATCACATATGTGTGTACCATGTTGCGTATTGCTTCGTCATGCTCCATGATAGGTACGGTGGAACACATCATCTTACAGAAGTGCATGAGTTGTCCGTAGCTTTCGTCATTCAGTGTGTTGTCGGGAGAGGAGATAATTGAGATATCAATCTCACCTGTCCACTCTTCGCCTCTTGTAAATGGTCTTACACGGATGACGAAATCGTCGCCGTCGATTGAATCATGTGACATAGTTATCTCCTCTTCACTTTGGTTCCACTAAACTTGATGAACTTGGGGTGTTTGTTCTTGCCCTTCTCTTTCAGCCAATCCTCTGGTATGATGCGGTCATAGTATCTGAACTGATACTTGATGCACCACTCAGCGTAGGTAGACTTGGCACCCTTACGTAGCTTTCGTCTGCTGTTCTCAAACACAAACCGTATATCTAACTTAGGATGCTGCCTCTTGATTGCAAGATGCTTGCGCCTGTCAGCGGCAGTGAACATGCCCTTCGTCTCAATGATGATGCCGTTGTGCAGCACGAAGTCTGGAGTATAGGTGCGGTAGGCAAGGTCTTCCCATTCAATCTTGTACTGTTCATACTCATACTTGACTTTCAGTTCGTCAAGATAAAGGGATACCTTGTGTTCCAGACCACTCCTATATCCATACTTCCGTGCTGCACGGAATTGCTTTGCGTTAGGCATTACATAGCCCTGCCTTCAAAGAAGTCCTTGTCTGTCTTATACTCATCTGCAAGAGAGACATACGCCACCGTTTTTGGCTGCTTCGCCTGTGACGCCACAGCAGGACGTTCCTGCAGTCCCGGCCAGCAAGAGAACTTGTACCGGCAGAAACCACACTCAGTGCCAAGTATAGTATTACCTGTAGGCTTACCACGGAATGTCTCAGGCACTGCCTCAAAGCAACGCTCAAACCTGTTCTCTTCCATAGTATCGGCTGTGTCTTTAATCTTACCAACTTCTGCATCAACGTCAATGCCTGTAGCCGGTACATATTTGAAGTCGCCGTTTGCCTTGTTGACTACCCACCATCCACCAGCACGTTTGCCTGATGCTTTGGCGTAACCAGCAAGCTGTGCTACATACCCGAAAGCATCACCCTGTCTAAGAGTGTCAAAGGATTCAAACTTGTTAGTGTACGACCAATTAGATGCTGACTTAATATCATCAACAGCACCGTCAATAACAATATCGTAGGTGCCAGTGATGGATGTATCGTCATCAAGCTGCAGAGTAACCTTTTTATCGTCTTCATACTGTACTCCTGCTTCTTTGAGAAGACCCTTGAAGACTGCCTCTACGATATCTCCAAGCATCATGTTCATTACGAATGTTGTTGGAAAGGGTAACGCTTTCTCCGGTTCGTTCTTTTCAAACCAAAGCTGACAAGTTGGTCTACCCACGTTTGACATACGCAGACCAAACTTATCTCGCTTGTTACCCCCACCAAACTGGCGCGCAAGAGCACCCATGACATCAAGACCTACTTGCTTAATGGTATCCTCACTCATCGTGGACTTACCACTAGCAGCATTCTCCATGTATTGATGCAACGCCAGTTCAGCAGGGTGATTCATTACGCTACCTCTTCTACTTCGATATCAACGATACCGTCTACAATAGCCTCATCATCTTCGTCGTCGTGCGAGTTAGCTTTCTCTGCCCATGCATTGATGATGTACTCGTTGTAGTTGTTAACCCACTGCATGAAGTCACCAAACATGCCCTGTTCCTTATCGGTCAGTTCAAGTGTTTTGGTAACATCCAGAGATACCACAGGCAGATAGAACACTGCACCAGTAGGAATCTTACGCTCCTCTGTGTTCGCAGTAATCTGGTGCTGCACGGGCAGTCGCTTCATCTTGGCAAGCTGGGTAAATGCACCGCCTACATTCTTGAAGGCGTCACGATTATCGACTTCCCAGATAAAGGCGGTCTCGTCTACTTCCACAGGATTGCCAGAAGCATCAGTTGCTTTGACCAGTTCAACGGTACCAAGCACCACGCGAACACGCTTAATCTGCTTGATTAGTTCCTGCGTCTTCTCAGGCAGGGACTTGAAGTCTTGGATATAGCCAGCAGGCTTGCCACAGTTGAAGCCGCCGTCATTATCTTTCAGGTCAACATTCAGGTTGTCCGCCATGACAGTCTTCACATAGCGGTTAGGGCTGTCGCCCATGCCACGGACAAAACGCTTGTACATGAAGCGTTGCAGGTACGGGCGAATCTTCACCGACTCTGCGTAGTAGGTTGGGCCATCTGGTACTTCCAGACGATAGGTGCCACCAGCTACCACCTCCATGTTTACGTTCTTGCCGTTCACCTCTGCCTCACCCATGACAGGTGAGTGATTGATGCGTAGACGAGCAAGGGTGCTGGCTTGCTTACGCTCACCGGCAGTCTCGTTTGCGATGCCCATAGCTTTCGCCATAGCGGCATAGTTGTTAGTGTCAATAGTTGTCAGTTCCATGTGTTTATACTCCTTCTTTGAGTTGGAAAGCCCTAGTTATATCACGACACATCCTTTGTGTCAAGCCAGTTGGGGCCGATTTTTGCTTCTAATAGAAGCGGAACATTGAATACTAACCCCCAACGTATAGTAATCAAGTTTGGTAACTCGTTGTTTGTTTTGTTTATCACCTCAATAACACTCCTTTCCTCATCGGGGTGGACATCAATGACAATCGAGTCATGCACAGTGTTTACCACGCAGGACTGCATGTTGTCAAGCAGTTTATCAATGTGCAGCAGAGCCAGAGGCACAATGTCTGCGGTAGCAAACGACTGCACGGGGTAGTTCTTTATCTGTGTGAAGTGTGACACACGACCATTAGCCTTGCGGATTACATCAGGGAATGCGAACTCGCGTCCTGATGGTGTGGTAATCTTGCGAGTGTTCACAGCTTCTTTAGCCAATCGGGAATGCCATACCCCGATACCCTTGTACTTCTCCGTGAAGTGTGTGTAATACTCTGCTTCCGCTGCCGTTCTCCCAAAGCCTGTTGCGCCATAAAGCGGTGCAAACGTGTGAGCCTTTGCAGTCTGCCTATCCGTAGGCTGACCAGCATCGGTAATAACTTGAGCGGTGTATGAGTGTACATCAAACCCAGTAGATACTTCTTCAATGGCAACTCCATCCTGTGAGAGATATGCAGCGGCACGAAACTCAAGCTGTGCAAAGTCAGCCTCAAGTATCTTACCCCCTGCGAAGCGGGACACGAACACCTTCTTGACGGGGAACGTACCGCCACGTGGCATGTTCTGCATGTTTGGTTCAGCGCCAGAGAAGCGGCCTGTAGCCGTGCGGTGCTGCAGCAGACGGACATGCAGCTTGCCGTCCTGCTTGGTATACATACGGATGCCATCCACGAAAGATGACAGGTATGTCTCGACTGCAGACAAGCGTCGAACTTTTGACAAGAAGTCAGTGGCGTCTGTCATTCCTTTGACGCGCGCTGCTTTCTCCAATGTCTCAAGGTTCTGCTTGCTGGTGCTGAACCCGTTGGCACTAGCCCACTTGGGACCGGGTGGCTTGAACTTCAGTCCAGCCAACTCTTTACCAGCCACAAGATGATAACCAGCCCCGCCGCATGATGTACACTTATTAGTTCGGGAAAATGGTGTTCCATCTTTCTTTACCTTTCGTACTTGACCGGAGCCATTACACTCGCGGCACTGTGTTGCCTTCGTTTTGTATAGACGCTCTGTACCCCCAGCCATCAGGCTGCGGAAGTCGGCTTCGTCCATGTATGGGTCAATCGCATTGCCCCAGTATGGTTTGTCTACGACCTTGCGGCTGTATACAACCCAAGACAGTTGCTCTGGGCTGTTCAGGTTGATAGGTGTGTCACCCATCAGAACACGAACATGAGCCTGCAAGTCCTCCTGTAACTGGTCACGCTCCTGCTCAAACTGCAGGCGCACATCTTCCAGCACACTAAGGTCAACCTTGAACCCGCGCTGATAGATACGGGCAAGGCACACCGCAACCTCATTGGTCAGTTCAACTGTGCCTTTGAGACCGGCATCCTGTTTGCTGTTGAGCCGCCGCATCTGATTGTCAGCAAGCTGCTGCGTAGCCTCAAGGTCAGCAATCAGGTATTCCGTCAACTCGTTGTACGGGATGTCACGAGTGCTAACACCCTTGGCGAAATACTCCTTGAGAGTATCTTGCTTCTTTGTGTCGAGGTCGTAACGCTCTGCACATGCCTCAAGCGATAGCGGCTCCTTCTGCCCACGCTGCATGACATACTCTGCCAGCATCGTATCGTACACAGGGCCGTCATACTTGAACCCAGACTCCCACAGCCACAGCAAGTCGTGTGCTGCGTTGTGACAGATGAGGATAGTAGCCTCGTCAAGAAGCATCTGCACACGCTCGTAGTAATCGTCCTGATTGGGACGGTCAGCGTGGTCAAACGGAAACGTCAGACACTGGCCTTGGTCAGTCAGCATACCCACCATGACCAGCGTATTGTCTGGCTCGAATGGGTCGAGGTGCATCTTACCATCACGCTTAGTAACGGTGTTCTCTACGTCAAGTGTTAGCTTCATCCTTCGTACCTCGCTGTCAGATAGTCCAGTTCACAGTTTACCATACCGTGCCAGCCATTCAACTTGTTCTTCACAATGTTGATATGGCGAAGGGGGCTGTCTTCTTCCTGACCCTCAACTGTTGGCGACTTACCAATCAGTATCATCAGGTCAGCCTCTGCAGCCTTACCGGTACGGCTACCCTCCATCATACTCTGGTTCAACTGTGCGCGGCCTTCTGCCTCTGCAGATAGCTGAGACATGTAGAACACGGCACAGTCATAGGTCTTGGCAATCTGACGTGCATAGATAGCACACGCCTTGAGTGCCTCGTCCTGTCGAGCGAAGGAGCCTTGTACACCAAACTTGTCACCCATGTCAAGCACAAGGATGTCAGGCTTGTACGACTTACACACAGACTCCACCCATGCCATGTCACGGCCACCCGCTTCCTTAATCTTGATGTTGTTCATCACGGGTGCATAGAGTGCCTGTGCCTTGGACATGTTGTCCCGCACCTCACGAGCAGACATGCCTGCTGCTGCCGTAAGGTAACGTGCGCCGACACGGTGGGTAGGTTCTTCGTTACACAAGATGATACACTTGGCACCTTGGTGAGCAAAGCCACCGGGTGCAGCAATCAGGCTTGCGTGGAACGAAGTCTTGCCTGTGTTTGGACGTGCGCCAACTTCAATAAGCTGTCCACCCGACACACCCTCAACCTTGCGTGTAACGCTAGGAATGTTGAAGGTCCAACGTGCTTCAAGTTCAGCCTTGGCCATCAGCGTTTCGATGGTGATGTCGTCCCACTCAATATTGAGATTGGGAATGAAGTCGTCACCGTACCGCTCAAGCAGGTTACGCAGAGCCTCAAGGCTGGCTGCATCACCGTTGACCATATCAAAGCCAATGTTGGCTACGTCCTCGCCAACAACCTGCTGGAACAGCTTAGACAGCACTTCCTGTGCTATGTCGCTGCCCATCGGTTGCTCTCTGCGTATCTGTGAGAAGAGGCTGGCGAATGCTTGCTTCTGCGCAGTAGTCAGTGTCGGGTTGTCCGACATGAACAAGGCTTCGATTTCATCGGGCGTGACGCTCCGCTCGTACCTGTCCATAGCAGTATCAATCGACTGCTTAATCTTCCGCACGTCCTTACTGAATAGACGCTGCGGACATTTTGAGCCACGATGGTCATCGTAGAAGGACTTGTCCATCAGGCTCCTAATGATTGATAATTCCATGTAGATTCTCCATATCTGTCGGGTTACGATATTTGAGGTCGTCGGTTAGACGGAGAACACGAACATCGTTGACGTGTCCTCGTAGTTCCTTTGCCATGAGCAAAGTCTTCGGTAGCGCATCGGGGTCTAGCGCAACGATGGCTGTTGAGAACTGCGAGAGATACCTTTTATGCGACTCTTGCAAAGACGTGCCTAGAAGCGCAACCCCGACAAAGGTGCCGTAACCAACAACGGCTGCACTCAAGCAGTCCTCAACAACTACGGCGACTTTACCACACCCTGATGTGTATGGCAAGCCACTTTTTCCATAGCGTTTCCATTTGGGCAATCGCTTGGACAGACTGCGGCCTGTCGCATCAACGATACGCCCCTCATGCCTGATGGGAAACACGAGACGGTCCTCCTTCACATCGTACATCAGGCCAAGTTCCTTGGGGTCAATGCCCCACGTAGCACAGAACCTCTTTAGGAACAGGTTGTCCAAGTTGTCCACAACGTATGGCGGCAGGTCAAACGTATCCTCCGCGAACTCCTGTACGCCGCCGAAGCCAGCACGAATGTCATCCACACTGATACGGACACGAGTGCCGCCCTTGACGTTGCACGATGCACGGAAACAATTCCACACGAGGGAACCCATGTTGTTCGTGACAGTAAATGTACGCTCCCCACAGTTGGGGCATTTTGTGCGCACGGTCATGCCCACGGGTACATCCATATCACTTACAATGTTATATATATTATCCATGTATATATCACTTTCCTTTGCGGCAGTTAAGTGCTTTTAACATGGGATTTACGTGCTGTCAACGCATTATTTGCACTGGCATACGTATTTCTCATGTACGGTTTCACCGACTGCGGGTTACTGTGTCCTGTTACCGACATGATTTGTCCCATAGGAACACCGGCCTCGACCATCTGTGTCGTGCCTGTCCTCCGTAGGTCCATCAGCCGTAACTCTTCGGGCAATCCTGCTGACCGCATAACCTCCCTGCCAGCCTTGCTGAACCGCTCTAGGCTGTAGGGGTAATAGGTACCCCTGTAAGGAAACACGCGCGGTGCCACGTAGTCTTGAAAGCCGAAGTCTTCCTTCTGCTGCACGAGCATTTCGTACAGGTCATCTTCGATTGGCAGGCATACCTCTGCCCTCCGCTTGCTTTGCTCAAGATACAGCTTGCGGCCATCCATGTCTAGGTTTTCCCACTTGAGTAGGCGCATATCGCCTAGACGCTGGCACCACTCATACGCCATGTGTACAATCAGGCCAATGCTGCGGCTACCCCACAGGCCATACGCCCTGTCAAGGAATTGACGCACATGCTCCTCTGTCCACACTACCTTACGTTGTGGTGGTGTCTTGCGCTTGATGTTGGCAAACGGATTGACCATTGCATACTCCATGTCGATGGCGTAGCGATACACTAGCGACGACACGGTACACACATGGTTGGCAAACGAGATGCCGCGCTTGACCCATTCTTCGTAGGCGTGTTTGGCCTGCCTGCTCGACAGTTTGTCGAACTCGACAGAACCAAACTCACCAACCAACACGTTGAGGAAATATTGATAGTCTTTCTTAGACTTGTCCCTCAACATGTTGAAATTGTTGGAAGAATAGTATGTCAATACTAAGTCTTCGACTGTCTTCATCTCTCAAGTCTCCTACACTCCAGTGATTGATACTCCTCTTCTGTCTCGACAAAACTGTAGTTACTAAACTTGCGGTATCTATCTTCGCCATACGAATTGTCATGTCGAAACACACCTTTGCCTAGAGCCATACCCCAGCGAGACATCATGTTAAACACATAGTCACAGGGGTAGTGTCCCTTCTCGCACTTGAACTTGTACGTATCCTTGTAGTCCCAGCCGCCGAAACCATCGGGAGCGTACTCCTCGACAGTCCAGCGGTTGAGATTGGCAAAGTATTCCCTGCTCATGCTGCCAGCAACTCCTTGAACTCTGTGCTGTTCACCCACTGTGCAGCCTGATTCTCACGACGGAACATCGTGATGGCGTTGGTATCCTTGCCAGTGTTACGCAGCCCGAAACCATTACGCTCGTCGGCATAGCTGGCATAGTTCGTGAAGGCGCTGTACAATGCCCAAGCATTCTGCCCACGGGTTGCAGCCTCTTGGTTATACAAGGTAAGCATCTTCTCTGCCACCCGGTCTGACTTGAGCAGGGACTCAAGCATAGCTTTTACGTCACCGACGTACAGTGTCTTGTTTGCGAACCGCTGCAGTCGTTCTGACTGTGCATAGAAAGCCTGTGTCGAACCCTTCAGTTCCTTGATGAACTTGTCGATATCAAACCCACTGGTATTCTTCCTGCGGATATCATCATACTCGCCGGTAATCATACCGTTTGTACAGAAGAAGTCGATGGCACCAAAGTATACCTGATTGGAACAGCTACCATCCACACCATGCAGGGCAATGATACGCTGTGCAATCGTGGTGCTGTGCAGGTCAGACTCAATACGTGCAGTCACCTCTGGCAGTGACATGTCAGCCATGACCCAAGCATTATTACGTGCAGTCCTGAAGCGAATGTTCATGCTCTCGCACTCGTCAGCACCAAGGTTCTCCGTGATGGTATCATGTACACCTACGAAGAAGTCTCCATGATTGGCACACTTGAACCCACTACCGACAATGCCAAGATAGTCTCCGGTGTTACCGTTGATGACATACTTCTTGTCGGATACTTTCGTTGCCTCATACTCCACAGGGAAGTTGAGGTTCTCTGGCAGCAGTTCCTCTGCTGTAAACATATGTGTATCTAATGGCATAGTTGTCTCCTTTCATTTGGCAACTGATTGCTACGTTGTATCACAAAGGGTACTCGTAGTCAAGCACTAATCCCAGCGATAGAACATGTGTTCACCTATCTGCACGACAGGTGTCTTGCTTTCTGCCCATTCGGGCAGGACGTAGGTTGCATGGTAGTGTGTCGCACCCTCAACGAAGTCGTCAAGGTTGCCTGTGTGTACGCCCTGTGCAATAGTCAGGGCTTGTTGCCATGCTGTCTGGTCAGGCGTCTTGTCCGACTTGCCATCACAGTACCAGCTAAACTGGCAGCGGTGACGGACAGGGAAGTCAGGCTTCCATGAGTATGTCGGCCCTTGCATGACCACACCACATACGTCATCGGGGTACCTGTCGTCATACACACGGTTCATTACCACTTGGGCTACCGCAACCTGCCCAATGAAGGGCTGGTCACGGGCTTCGTGGTAGATGTTGAGTGCAAGGCATACGAGTGCTTCTGCAAACATCAGTCGTCAGTCTCCTCGCTGTGTTCAAACAGTATATAGTCAGCAAACCAGTTGATTTGACCATTCTCGTCACGCTTGGGTACGAACTTCAGGATGCGCGAGAGTTCACACTGTAGCGTATCCAGATACTTGATGTCTGACATCCATATGTCGTTGCAGTCCGCGATAGTCTGCAGAATATCACGCAGTTTGTTGTGTGAGTTAAGCAAGTCCATGCGCTGTGCTTGTGTAAGCAAATATGGCTTGCACATATCTAGTTTCTCCATCATCATTCTCCTTTCATCCAGTAAGGCATCTCTCTGCCGCCTTTGTCCCATCGGGCAAACGCAGCCTTGTCCACTTTGTAGAAGGCACGGTACGCCTCAATCGGCCATGCCTCTTCGGTCTTGCAGTCGTCGTGTCCGCTGAAGCATTGCGGGTGCGGCGTTAAGCCACCAGCAAGCGACCACGGCATGAACTGTCGGCAGTTGAGCAATACTTCCCTATGCTTAGATGCACCATGCACTTTGCCATATCTATGGGTGTACTCCTTCAACATTGCGTCGTACAACTGCCAAGCAAATGTGTAGTTAGAGCGATTGCGCATAGCCCACAGGGTACACGGATGCTTCTGATGCACAGGTTTATACAGCCCATACTTCTC